ACCTGAGTTTGTTTTCGTCGTTGGGTAATGCTTTATCGAACAGGCGTTTACCTGAACGATTAATGGCAACAGCGTGATGCGTATCTTTACCGACATCAACGCCGATAAAGACCTGGACGGATTCGCAATCGCTGGATTCGGTCATTCTGTCTCCCTTGTATATGGGTTAACCAGATAACCACGGGGAGCAGGTACCGGCATCCACGTTACAGACGGTCCCGGCAAAAGTGCCTGACCTGACCCCTATTAGCGGTTACCAGCGCCCCACCAGACCCGGTGACATCACCCCCCGGATCATGGACGACTGGGGGCAGTAATCATGCCGGGTCTGGCTGGCTAACACCCCATTATAAGGGGTACGAATAAAGTAACGGCGGGCTCCCGTTTTTTATTCGGACAGGAACAGATATGGCAAAGAAAGACGATAACCTGAAACGTCTGAGAGAACTGGCAGCATCGCTGGGACGTGAGCCGGATATCTCGGGAAGCGCAGCAGATATTGCGCAGCGTGTGGCTGAGCTGGAGGAGGAACTTGCCAATATGGATGACACTGACATCCGGGATAAGTCTGCCCACCCGGAAAATGCGCTGACCGGACATGAAAATGAGGTGATATCAGCGCAGCCGGAGACCGTGATTCAGAATATGGATGATCTGGTTACAGTCGTGGCACTGGTGACGCTGCATACCGATGCACTTCATGCCACGCGGGATGAACCTCTGGCATTTGTGCCGCCGGGAATGGCGTTCCGTGTCTCTGCCGGTGTGGCAGCCGGAATGACAGAACGTGGCCTGGCCAGAATGCAATAACGGGAGGCAGCGTGGCTGATTTCGATAATCTGTTTGATGTTGCACTTGATCTCGCAGACAAGGCCATTATTCGCAATATGGGGATTAGAGCGGTCATTACGTCAGGCCGGCTAAAAGGGATCATGATTTCCGGGGTTTTTGATGATCCTGAAAATATTTCTCTGGTGGCCGGCGGTGTGCGTATTGAAGACTCTTTACCATCCCTGTTTGTGAAAACAGCAGATATTTTACGGCTGTGTCGCAATGATTCGCTGATGATTGGTCGTGAGTCTTTCTGTGTGGATCGTATCACCCCTGATGATGGCGGATGTAGTTATATCCGGTTGCGGCGTGAGGGGCTGCCGGGAAACGTAAGGGCAGGACGATATTATGAAGGGGCTTGAGAATGCCATCCGCAATCTGAACAGCCTTGATACCCGTATGGTGCCACAGGCCAGCGCATGGGCGATAAACCGTGTGGCACAGAAAGCGGTCTCGGTTGCCACCCGGCAGGTTGCCGGGAATACCGTTGCGGGCGATAACCAGGTGAAAGGGATCCCCCTGAAACTGGTACGTCAGCGTGTCCGGGTGTTTAAAGCCAGTCCGTCAGGAAAAATGACGGCCAGGATCCGCGTTAACCGGGGCAATCTGCCCGCCATCAAACTGAACACAACACGGCGGCGTGCTGGTGAAGGACTGAGAGTGGGAAAATACTTTTTCCGGGGGGCATTTGTTCAGCAACTGGCGAATGGCCGCTGGCATGTTCTGAGGTGTCTTCCTGAAGCGCGTTTTGCAACAGGGCATGACCATCAGGGCAGGCTAAGAAAAAATCGTCTTCCTGTGGAGGTAGTGAAAATCCCGCTGTCCGGACCGCTGACACAGGCATTTGAAGATGCCCGCGACCGCATCATTGCTGCGGAAATGCCGAAACAGCTGGGGTATGCCCTGAAACAACAACTGAGGTTACATCTGAGTAAATGAACCGACACACACAAATCCGTCAGAGCGTGCTGGCACGCCTTCGGGAACAGTGTGGAGACAGCGCCACGTTTTTTGACGGGCTTCCGGCATTTATTGATGCGCAGGAACTGCCTGCCGTGGCGGTGTGGCTGAGTGATGCTCAGTACACCGGAAAAATGACGGATGAAGATGACTGGCAGGCTGTTCTGCATATTGCCGTCTTCATCCGGGCACAGGCACCGGATTCAGAGCTGGATATGTGGATGGAGAGCACCATTTTCCCGGCCTGAATGATGTACCGGCACTTTCCGGACTCATCGACACCCTGAACCCACTCGGTTTTAACTATCAACGTGATAATGAGATGGCTACCTGGGCGATGGCGGAAATCACGTACCAGATCACGTACACGAATTAAGGAGGTGGTAATGACCACACCAAATCCACTGGCAAAAACGAAAGGTGCGGGAACGACGTTATGGATGTATACCGGCAACGGCGACGCATTTGCGAACCCTTTGTCGGACACTGACTGGCTGCGTCTTGCGATGGTGAAGGATCTGCAACCTGGCGAGATGACCGCTGATGCAGAAGATGACACTTATCTCGATGATGAAGATGCAGACTGGAAAACGACAACCCAGGGGCAGAAATCCGTCGGTGATACTTCGGCGACGCTGGCCTGGCGTCCGGGTGACAGCGGGCAGAAAAAACTGGTTCAGTTGTTCGATTCCGGTGAAGTCTGCGCGTTTCGTATCAAATACCCCAACGGTACGGTTGATGTTTTCCGTGGCTGGCTGAGTTCACTGGGTAAAACCATTACCTCAAAAGAGGTGATGACCCGTACTGTAAAAATCAGCGGTGTGGGGCGTCCGTATCTGGCAGAGGAGGGCGCTGAAACCGTGGGTGGTTACCGGACTGACGGTGGCACCGGCATCTGTCAGTGTCAAAGCGGGAGCAACCACCACACTGACCTTTACAGTAAAACCTGACGGGGCCAGTGACAAAGCGATCAGTGTGCATTCGTCAGATCCTCAGACTGCTTCGGTGACCCTGAGCGGGCTTGTGGCCACGGTGAAAGGCGTGAAGCAGGGCAGTGTCAGCATCGTGGGCATGACCTCTGACGGAGAGTTTGTGGCAGTGGCTGCGGTGACCGTCAGCGCACCATAACAGGACGATACTCATCATTGCCCCGGTTATCCGGGGCTTTTTGCATCCGGAGAACATGATGTTTCTGAAACAGGATACGTTTAATTATGAAAAACAGTCCGTGGTGCTCAGTGAGCTGTCCGGGCTGCAGAGAATTGAATATCTGACGTTTGTTCAGCAGCGAACGGCAAAGTTTGATGCACAGGAGGGAGAACTGCCGGAGGCTGAACGACAGATTGCTTTTCTGCGTATGGGAATGGATATCAATGCCTGGCTGGTTTCCCGCTCACTGTGGAATGCTGAGCAGTCTCAGGATGTTGAGACGCTTTGCGCATCCATTATGACAACATGGTCGTATGATGCGCTGGGCGCGGGGGCGGAGAGGGTTCTGTCGCTGAGCGGTATGGGGACCATTGAGAATGCCGGGGATGATGATCATGAGGCGCTGACGCCGGAAAAGTCCTGACGCGGGAAATGCAGTTTGTCATGCGGCTTGCCCGGGAGTTCCGGCGGGCAGACTGGCGGCGGATGCTGTCGGATATGTCGGCCACTGAGCTTGGTGAGTGGGGCGATTATTTCCGGATGCAGAGCTTCAGTGATGTGTGGATGGATGCGCAGTTTGCCTCGCTGAAGGCATTGATCGTGAGAATGGTGTCCGGCAGCAGCGATGCTGCGGTGGCTGATTTCAGCCTTTTACCGGAAGAGAACGGGATACCGGAGCGAACGGACGAAGAACTGATGCATCTTGGGGAAGGTATTTCCGGAGGTGTGCGTTATGGACCAGATAGCCAACCTGGTCATTGATTTGGGGATTGATGCGGCAGAGTTTAAAAATGAAATTCCCCGTATCAAAAACCTTCTGAATGGTGCAGCCAGCGATGCAGAACGGTCTTCTGCCCGTATGCAGCGTTTTATGGAGCGTCAGACTCAGGCGGCCCGGCAGACAATGCAGGCGGCTTCTTCGGCTGCAACAGCAGCATCAGCCCATGCGCAGACGGTGGAGAAGAATGCACGGGCTCATGAACGCATGGCCCGTGAGGTGGAACAAACCCGTCTGCGCGTGGATGCCCTGAATCAGAAAATGCGCGAGGAACAGGCGCAGGCCAGGGCACTGGCGGAGGCGCAGGATAAAGCGGCTGCCGCCTTTTATCGCCAGATTGACAGTGTGAAACAGGCCGGTGCGGGGCTTCAGGAATTACAGCGTATTCAGCAGCAGATCCGACAGGCCAGAAACAGTGCGGGGTTGGTCAGCAGGATTATCTGGCGCTGATTTCGGAGATCACGGCGAAAACCCGTGCCCTGACGCAGGCAGAGGAACAGGCCACCCGGCAGAAAGCGGCGTTTATCCGCCAGCTTAAAGAGCAGGCAACCCGCCAGAATCTGTCGTCTTCTGAGTTGCTTCGCGCCAGGGCGGCTCAGCTGGGGGTAAGCAGTGCTGCAGAAGTGTATATCCGCAAAATGGAGCGGGCAGGAAAAGCCACACATTCGCTGGGGCTGAAAAGTGCGGCAGCCCGGCGGGAGCTGGGGGTGTTAATCAGTCAGATGGCGCGCGGCAATTTTGGTGCGCTGAGGGGATCCGGGATAACGCTGGCTAACCGTGCCGGATGGACAGGCGCACTGATGTCGCCGAAAGGCATGATGACTGGCGGCGTTATTGGCGGACTTGTCGCGGCGGTCCTGGGTCTGGGTAAAGCCTGGCATGACGGCGGAAGGAGGGCGAGGAATTTAACCGTCAGCTGGCGCTGACGGGACATTATGCCGGTGTCACTGTCGGGCAGTTGTGGAAACTCAGCCGGGCCATATCCGGGAATGGTATCACGCAACATGCGGCAGCCGGTGCGCTGGCACAGGTGGTGGGCAGTGGGGCATTTCATGGAAACGATATTGGTATGGTGGCGAAAGCTGCCGCACAGATGGAGCGATCGGTTGGCCAGTCGGTCAGCGATACCATAAATCAGTTTAAGCGGCTGAAGGATGATCCTGTAAATGCCGCGAAGGCGCTGGACAATGCGCTGCATTTTTTGACTGCCACTCAGCTTGAGCAGATACGCGTCCTTGGGGAGCAGGGGCGGTCCAGTGATGCGGCCCGGATCGCCATGTCTGCGCTGGCAGAGGAAACCGGTAAACGCACATCTGATATTGATAATAATCTCAATGCGCTGGGTAGTACGCTGCAAACCTTGTCTGACTGGTGGAAGCAGTTCTGGGATGCGGCCATGAATATTGGTCGTGAAGACTCGCTGGATGCGCAGATTGATGCGTTACAGGAAAAAATTCAGCGCGCGAAAAAATATCCGTGGACAAACGCCTCCACACAGGTGGAGTACGATCAGCAGCGTCTTAACGATCTTCAGGAGAAAAAACGCCGGAAGGATTTGCAGGATGCAAAAGCGCAGGCAGAACGGAATTACCAGGAGCAACAGAAACGCCGGAATGCTGAAAATGCCGCGCTGAACCGGATGAATGAAACGGGAGCTGCACGACATCAGCGGGAAATTGCGCGTATTAATGCCACGCAGTACGCCGACCAGGCTGTCAGGGATGCGGCGATACAGCGTGAAAATGAACGTTACGAAAAAGCCATTAAGAAAAATACACGGGCAACCCGTAATGATGAGGCACCCGGTATTGCTGCAGTACAGTCAGCAGGCATTGCCACTGAAAGGATGACTGAAGCGCATAAACAGCTTCTGGCCCTGCAGCAGCGCATCAGCGACCTGGCGGGAAAAAGCTGACGGCAGATGAAAAGAGTGTGCTGGCCCGTAAGAATGAGCTGATTCAGGCGCTGACGCTGCTGGATGTGAAACAGCAGGAGCTGCAGAAACAGACAGCGCTTAACGACCTGAGAAAAAAAACGGTTCAGCTGACCAGCCAGCTGGCAGACAAAGAACGTGCACTGCGTGAGCAGCACAATCTGGATATTGTCACTGCAGGTATGGGGGATAAGCAGCGGCAGCGCTACCAGGCACAGTTGCGCATCCGGCAGGAATACCGGCAACAGTTGCAACAGCTTGAGAATGACAGTCGCCAGAAAGGCACTTACGGGACGGAGGACTACCGGAGGGCTGAGGAGGTGCTGAAGGGGAGCCTGAAGCGACAACTGAATGAAAACAAACGCTACTGGCAGGAACTGGAAGTGGCGCAGGGCGACTGGAAAAACGGTGCCATGCGGGCGTTTCAGAATTTTACGGCGGATGCGGATAATGCGGCGGGAACGGCAGAACAGATGTTTACAGTGGCATTCAGCAGTGCCGGTAATGCACTGGCGACATTCTGTACCACCGGTAAGCTGAATTTTAAATCCTTCACCTCTTCCCTGTTGTCAGATATGGCCAGAATTATGGCACAGATGGCCATGATGCAGGCGGTAAAGGGCGTCGGTTCTTTATTCGGCTTCACGACTAATGCTGATGGCGGTGTTTACCAGTCTGCTGATTTGAGTCGCTACAGTGGCACGGTGGTTAACCGTCCGACGTTTTTTGCTTTTGCAAAAGGCGCGGGTGTGATGGGGGAAGCGGGACCTGAAGCCATTCTGCCACTGCGTCGCGGTGCTGATGGTAAGCTGGGGGTTGTGGCGGATACTGGTGGTTCAGGCATGGTGATGTTTGCCCCGCAGTACAACATTGAGATCAATAACGACGGCACGAACGGGCAGATAGGTCCGGCTGCCCTGAAGGTGGTTTATGACCTCGGGAAAAAAGCGGCCGCGGACTTTATGCAACAGCAGGCCCGTGATGGTGGCCGGTTAAGTGGAGCATACCGGTAATGGAGACGTTTCACTGGAAAGTGCGCCCGGATATGAATGTGGTATCAGAGCCGAAAGTGGTGACAGTGAAGCTGGGCGATGGTTATGAACAGCGTCGTGCGGCGGGACTGAATAACCAGTTGTCGACTTACAGCGTGACGATACGTGTTCGTAAAGGTGAACACCCATCTTTAAAAGCCTTTCTGGAACGGCACGGTGGCGTCCGCGCATTTCAGTGGACGCCACCTTATGACTGGAAACCGATCAGGGTGGTTTGTCGTAAATGGTCGGCAAGCGTGGGGGCGTTATGGGTGACTGTAACGGCCGATTTTGAACAGGTGGTGAACTGATGCAGGATATCCGGCAGGAAACACTGAATGAATGCACCCGTGCGGAGCAGTCAGCCCGGGTGGAGCTCTGGGAAATCGATCTGACAGAGGTCGGTGGTGAGCGTTATTTTTTCTGTAATGAGCAGAACGAAAAAGGTGAGCCGGTCACCTGGCAGGGGCGGCAGTATCAGGCATACCCCATTCAGGGGTCGGGGTTTGAACTGAACGGCAGGGGCTGTGCTGCCCGTCCGACACTGACGGTCTCTAACCTGCACGGCATGGTCACCGGTATGGCGGAAGATCTGCAGAGTCTGGTCGGCGGAACGGTGGTCAGGCGTAAGGTTTACGCCCGTTTTCTGGATGCGGTGAACTTCGTCAACGGAAACAGCGACGCCGATCCGGAACAGGAGGTGATCAGCCGCTGGCGCATCGAGCAGTGCAGCGAACTGAGCGCGGTCAGTGCCTCTTTTGTGCTGGCCACACCAACGGAGACGGATGGCGCGGTTTTCCCGGGGCGTATCATGCTGGCGAATACCTGTATGTGGACTTACCGTTCTGATGAGTGTGGTTACACGGGCAGGGCAGTGGCTGACGAGTTCGACAAACCAACGACGGATATCCGGAAGGACAAATGCAGCAAGTGTATGCGCGGGTGTGAGTTGCGCAACAATACCGGTAATTTCGGCGGTTTCCTTTCCATCAATAAACTTTCTCAGTAAATCCATGACACAGACAGAATCAGCGATTCTGGCGCACGCCCGGCGATGTGCGCCAGCGGAGTCGTGTGGCTTCGTGGTGAGAACGCCGGAGGGAGACAGGTATCTTTCCAGCGAGAATATCTCCGGTGAGCCGGAGGAACGGTTCCGGATGGCTCCGGAGGACTGGCTGCGGGCACAAATGCTGGGTGAGATTGTGGCGCTGGTCCACAGTCATCCCGGTGGTCTGCCCTGGCTGAGTGAGGCTGACCGGCGGCTGCAGGTGCAGAGTAATTTGCCTTGGTGGCTGGTCTGCCGGGGTGAGATTCATAAATTCCGCTGTGTGCCGCATCTCACCGGGCGGCGCTTTGAGCACGGGGTGACGGACTGTTACACGCTGTTCCGGGATGCTTATCATCTGGCGGGGATTGAGATGCCGGATTTTCATCGCGGGGATGACTGGTGGCGTAACGGTCAGAATCTCTATCTTGACAATATGGAGGTGACGGGTTTTTACCGTGTCGCACTGACAGAGGCGCAGCCGGGCGATGTGCTGCTGTGCTGTTTTGGTTCATCGGTGCCGAATCATGCCGCCATTTACTGCGGTGACGGCGGGCTGCTGCACCATATTCCTGAACAACTGAGCAAACGAGAGAGGTACACCGACAAATGGCAGCGACGCACACACTCCCTCTGGCGTCACCGGGCATGGCGCGCATCTGCCTTTACGGGGATTTACAACGATTTGGTCGCCGCATCGACCTTCGTGTGAAAACGGGGGCTGAAGCCATCCGGGCACTGGCCACACAGCTCCCGGCGTTTCGTCAGAAACTGAGTGACGGCTGGTATCAGGTGCGCATTGCCGGGCGTGATGCAGGTGAAACCGAATTGTCTGCCCGTCTTAATGAGCCGCTGGCAAATGGTGCAGTGATCCACATAGTACCGCGTCTGGTGGGAGCTAAAAGTGGCGGTGTGTTTCAGGCGGTGCTGGGGGCGGCTGTTATGGCGGTTGCTATATGGATGCCGGGGGTAGGAATTATGGCGAGTAATCTGCTGTTTTCTCTCGGTGCCAGTATGACGCTTGGCGGTGTTGCACAGATGCTGGCACCGAAAGCCAGAACTCCCCGTACACAGACAACGGATAACGGTAAGCAGAACACGTATTTCTCGTCACTGGATAACATGGTTGCCCA